GGATATTCTTTAAATGATGTAATTTGTTTAATAAGATCAACTTTTTCATAAAAGTAGTGCTCTTTGTATAAATCTCTCAATAGCTTTATAATAACTTCATTATTTGTTTTCAAATAATTATCATTATAACTTGAACTATTTATTAGCGGGTCTTCGTTGTAAACCTTTTTATAGTCTTCTATAGATGGCTTACATGAATATCTGCATTCGGCCATATAATCGCATAATGCACTATATGCCTTGTCACCTATACTATAATTTATTGTAGAGTTATTTGAAAGCGTAATAGCTAATTCTTTATTAATAAATTTCTCGTCAAATTTTTGCTGCTCGTAATTAAGTAAACAATCTACACTATGCTCTTTTAATACACGCGTAACAGTTCCAATTACTTTGGCTTTTTCTTCTGCTTTCCTGTAAATAAATAAATCAACGGCTTCACTATTATTACTTAACATTGTAGCATGCATATAAATTTGGACATTGCGCTGAATAAGTGGGAGATCTTTATGGCTACATGTTCTAATAGCTCTACCAATAATTTGCTCAATCCTGTTTATATTATACCACGGCTCTAAAATATGTATTTGTCTAATATATTTAAAATCCAACCCTTCACTTCCTGCGGCCGATAAAAGTATTACTTTCACTATTTCACCATTAATATTATTTGTGTCGGTACAAGCCTTTAAATCGCCCACTATATCGGGAGATATATTGCTGTTTCCACTAATTATAACGTATTTTGCGCCTCTAAAACGCTGTCCTGGTGCCATTTCCGACTTCTTCTTATAACTATTTACATCTAATTCTTCGCTAGGCGGATTAGCAAATAAAGATCTATTTGATCCATAGCGAGTAAATCCGGCCGACTCCAGTGCCAATGCTAGCGGTATTAAACCCGAGTCAATAAATTGTGAATATATAATTAGCGGACCTTGCGAATTGTATAGTGCATCCAATATTGATTTAATTTTAGCACTATATTTTTCTATAACATTGTAATCGAAAATATTTGTTTTAGTAGTTACACTAGTATTAGTATTAGTAGTAAAGTCATTTTTATATTTATAGCCGTATCTTGATTTTGGTGCCTGACTTTCTTGATAACTCATTATATTATTTATCCCCATTTTTCCGACACAGTCTCTAATATTTACAAGATTGTTTATTTCTTCTAGATTAATATTCTTAATAACATCCTGAATATTATTATTATAAAGTTTCATTTTGTCATCAAAATAGCTCTCCAATTTAGCATTAGGAAATACCATGTTTAACGCTTCTAATGGTTTTTGTAGTAACGTATATCCAAAGGTTTCCATTGCATTAATTTTGTCTTCATCAAATTTTGATATGTTATTTTTAAGGACTATATTATAAACATATTCTTGATAAGGTGATATACTATTTACATATATATCAAATAATTCTATTTTTTCAGTTAAACTGTTTCCGTTAAGCTTTAATTCCGGATATGTATTATTAAATATACTTTTAGTTTCCGTAAAATCATTAGGCAATATTCTAAATGGAAAACTTAACGGATTATCGCCTTTTACATAGCTAACATAGCCGTTTATCTTTCTCCTAAATAATTCAAGCCCCACTTCTTCACCTTTACTGTTTACTACAAAACTGCCATCACTGTTAAACACGTCTTTAAGCTCTATTTTTGATCTATTATCATTTATATTTAAAATATTTATTAAAAATATTATTTCTTTAAAGTCATTAAACATCGGTGTTGCAGACATAAATAATAGCTTTAAGTTGCTAACATTTTTAACCAAATTCATTAATTCGTTGGACACTAATTTGTTGCTGTTATCTTTAGATTGGCGTATATTATGTATTTCGTCAATAATTATTAATCTATTATTGAAATATTTTTGCAATTTCTTTTTAATCAGCATTTTTCTTTTGCTATTATTTGGATCGTCGTCTACTAATTGACTTGTTATATTGGATTTTTTCATTATTAGATTACCAAACTGTGTGTAACCCATAAATAAGTAATAATTTGATATAATATTTTTCACTAATTTTATCACTTTTTCGCGTGATAAATTTTTTTGCAATATATTAATTTCATTTAATATATTTTGACCAGCGCAATTATTAATAGTCCAATAACCATTGACTAATTCTAATTTATTTTCGTCAAATAATTGTAAATAAAAGTTTTCTTGAACATTTGGAGAGGCTACAATAATAATTCTGTCATTATACCCCATATATTGTAAATATTTTCTGGTTTCTTCTGCTACACCTATTGCCGAGCATGTTTTTCCTGTTCCTAGTCCATGATATAATAATAGTCCATTATATGGCGTATGTATTGATAAAAAGTTTTTTATAAATTTTTGATATGGCGCTAATTCAAAGTCCTTATTACATATTTCATTTGCTTGCTTTTCAAAGTCTGCTTCAATATTTACTTTTATCTTATTTTCCATGAGCTCTTTGTTGTGCGCTATTTTAATATTGAAAAATTCGTCGTCATGATGCGGATATAAATATTTGTAATTACTATTTAGCGGATTTTTTAACTCCTTGGAATTTAATAATTCTAAAGCATTTAAATAATATTTTAAATCGGTTTTTGTATTAACGTCGCTTGCTAATCCTTCTAATTCTGTTTTGTCAATGTCTATTTTATTTATATTCTCTCTAAATAATGAGGCTAAATATAAATTGTTCTTTTCTTTATTAATAGGCGGCGGTGCTTCCTCTTCTTCTTCCTCTGTTTCTTCTGCTTCTGTTTCATCTTCGTCTTCTTCTTCTTCCTCTTCTTCGTCTTCATCTTCGTCTTCGTCTTCGCCTTCGGTTTCTTCTTCTGGACGTGCAATAGGTGGTACTGCAATTGTTTGAGTTTTTCCTTCTCCTATGTTATCAAAACCTTCGCTAAATGCTTCTTCTTCTTCTTGTTCTTTGATTACTGCATCTTCTTCTCCGCCTTCTTCGTCCTCTTCTTCTTCTTCTTCTTCGTCTTCTTCATTTACTGCGTTTACATCTTCTTCTTCTTCTTTTTCTTCTTCTTCATTTACATCTTCTTCTTCTTCTTCTTCTTCTTCATTTACATCTTCTTCTTCTTCCTTTACATCTTCTTCTTCTGCTTCGCTTACATCTTCTTCGTCTTCTTCGCCTTTTGCTTCGCTTACATCTTCTTCGTCTCCTTTTTCTTCGCTAACATCTTCTTCTTCTGCATCTGCTTCTTCTTCTCCTTTTTCTTCGCTAACATCAGCTTCTGCTTCAGCTTCGGCTTGTGCTTCGGCTTCTTCTTCATCAACTTCTTGTAATTCTTCTTCTCCCTCTCCTTCTGGTTCTGGTAGTTCATATTCTGGTACTTCTTCTTCTGGGTCTTCTTCGTAATCTTCTTCTGGTTCTTGATCTTGTTTGTTTTCTTCTGGTTCTTCGTCAAATTCTATTTCTTGTTCCTCTTCTTGTTCCTCTTCTTCTTCTTCTTGTTCTGGTTCTTGTTCTGGTTCTTGTCCTGGTTCTTGTTCCTTGGTAGTATTACTTTTAGTTGGTTTTTGTGAACTAAACATATTCATGAAAAATTGATCCATTATTACTATATATTAAATATATAGTTTATAAGTTTTTAATAAACTATTTAAATAATTTATTATATTTTTTTTTTCATAATTATATTCTCTCAAATAATTAGAAACATCATCTATAGATACCCATTTAATTTCGGTAATTTCATAAATTTGATAATTATTTTTAGGAATATAATTATTATTAATTATACCAATAAAGTATTTATGCTTATATGATTTATAATTAGAACCACTAAATATTTCTTCGTATGGAACAATGTTATTAATAATAGCAATGTCTTTTTTTTCATATCCGGTTTCTTCTTCAAATTCTCTAAGTGCGCAAATTATATCTTTTTCTTGATAGTTACGGCGCCCTTTTGGAAAACCCCATTCGGGTTCACTATATTTTTTATCGCATAAATTTATCAAACATTCTAAATCATAGCTTTCAAAAATATTTGAATATCCGGTTTTCAAATTTATAAACTTTGTTTTGGATGTTTTTTCCTCATTTTTATAAGAATTATTTGTGTTGTAATTCCATAAATATTGCCATATGCTATCAAAATCGTTGTTTAATATAAATTGTCTCTCATGTACTGTCATGTTATTTAATAAATTTGTAATATAATTTTTATCTTCTATAGAATATTTTCCACGCATGAAATCTACAAATGATAACGTGTCTTTACGTTTGATTATGAAAATATCTACACTATTTTCCAATATATTTGTTAATGGATTTACTTTTTTAGTAATCCTTATAGGAATAATACCTATACTTGTTATTGGTACTTTACATTGATGAAATAAATGACCTAGCTTACCACAGTTATTACAAAAAATAAATTTTTTCGTATTCATTATATATTTATAGATTTATAGATTGTTAATTAATATACTAATTATGTTTTTATATATATTTTTTTATTTCTGTAACACTAACTATTATAATGCATATTATAACACATATTAACTATTATACATTATAATAGTCAATATAAAATCTATAGTATTATTAAAAATTAATAGTTATTATTATGAATAACAATAATAACAATAATAACAATAATGGAATATTTAATCCTATTATTTGGGGTCCTCATTATTGGTTTGTCTTATATACAATTGCTTTGTCATATCCGTTAAATGTAAATGAAAGCACTAAAAAAAAATATTACGACTTTATAACAAATTTGCCACTATTTATACCTGTTCCTGATATTGGAAATGTATTTAGTAAGTTTTTAGACGCATATCCAGTGACCCCTTATTTAGATTCGAGAGAATCACTTACAAAATGGACACATTTTATACATAATAAAATAAACATTTATTTAGGTAAACCAGAAATGTCGTATTATGATGCTTTAAATAACTATTATACAAACTATAAATTAAAAGAACTTAAAAAGGACGACGAACGGAAAAATAAGCATAAATATGTTTTTGTAAGTTTATTAATAATAATAATAATATTAATTATATATTTATATATAAAATAATGGCAGCAAAATTCAAACTTAAAAAAAAGAAAAAGAAAAATAAGTATCCTATTTTAAGAATAGTTTTGATAACTATATTAATATTAATTTTATTATATTTATATATGAAATAATAATATGAAACTTGAATTACTTATTTTATTTATAACGGTTCTAGTATTACTTAATACATATTTTGAAGGTAAATTAATAAATAAACTAAAGCAATATGAAAAATATTATAAAATGGCTTTTTTCGCTTTTATTGGGCTATGTGTTTATTTATATATAAAAAAAGATCCAAATAATTATAGAGATTTAGTAACTAACTCAAACGGATATATAAAATATTTACCTATTGATAGAAACACAGCAAGTATTATTACTCCAATTATCGACTTTACGTCAAACTCTATAACAAAAGAATTAAACAATAACTATAATATATACAATAATCCAGGCATTCAAAAATCGGTAACTTTCTCAAATCCTTCAAATATAAATCATAATTTATCAAAACAACAGCAAAAGATTTTATATTCCGGAAATAATTCTACAAAGCGAAGCGTAAGTGAAACTAAAAAGAAATTTGTTGCAGCATCTCAAAATTGGCATTGCAAACAATGTAAAAAACAATTACCTGCATGGTTTGAGGTAGATCATGTTATAAAATTGGAATATGGTGGCTCAAATAATATAGATAATTTGGAAGCATTATGTAGAGATTGTCATGGTAGAAAAACTGCTTGTGAAAATCTATAATAAAGTTTGTGTTAGTTTGTGTTAGTTTGTGTTAGTTAGTAGATCATAATTATTATAATATATTATATTATATTATTATAATATGCCAGATAGTTATGTTACACAAATTCAAGAATTTGTAAATAATAGTGTTACAAAAATACCCGAATTTATTAAATATATTAGCTTAATTTTTACAAGAATATTGGACAAAATTGTTAATGGATTTATGGTAAAAGAGACGACATTTAGTGGTGTTAATATTGAAACTTCTAGTATAAAACATAAATATTATAGATATTTTATTAGCATATTACTTATATTAATATTATTTTTGTTTCATTATTTGAACACCAGACAAAATCTATTTTATATTAAAAACACCAAATATGAAGCGTTACTAGAAATAATGTTAGTAGCACTTAGTATATATTTTTTCCTCTTTTTTATTTATAGAAATAATACTTCGTGGGATAATCCAACTAGTAGTAGTAGTAGTAATAGTAAATATAATAGCGACACTCAATATGCTAATATATATAGCCAAAGAGCTCTAATAAAACGCGATAGCATTACAAATAAAGAAGCATTAGATAAAGACGTGTTAAAAAAATCAGTTACTACTCCATTATTTAACATGATGAAATATATTTTCTATTTGTTGTTAATTATTGTAATACCATTATTTGTAATAAGCTATGCTTTATATTCGCACAAAGTAGATGACGCTAATTATAACATTACAAGAGTTACATTAATAATAATAATAATTTTGATAATGTTATCAATAGTAGCACTCATTTTTTCTATAAAAACTCCGTCTTCTAGTATTTATTGTGAAATAAAAACACCACCAGACGGCGATGGTAAACCCAGCTACACAAATATAATAATGGCTTATGTAAAATATTTTGCATGCATATTTAAAAATCTCATATTTTTCATTCCTTGTTTAATAGCCATTTTTGTAAGCGAATTAAATAAAGACATTGGATTAACACCCTCTCCTGTTTATATATTATTTTTCATATTATTATTGTTAATAATATTACTATTTTTGTTGCCACTACTATTTAGTGCTATAAGAACATTTGATAAGAGCGATATATTACAAGGCACAGGACCTTTTTATTTAAATAAAGAGCGCACTTTAGGAAAATATCAAAACTTAAATACCAATTTAAGTAAAAATGTTGAATTGCCTACTACAGTCCCAGAAGCAGAAGCCAATCCAAGCGAAGACAAAATAGATAAAATGTTATCCGCTTTTAGTATAGATAAAGCTCAATTAGCTTCTCTCTCGCCAAAAGCTAACACCATGATTAAAGAAAATGAGAGTTTAAATAAAACGCTAAGTGCTGTATATAATAAAGGCAATAGTGTTGTTAATAGCGGCGCAAATGATCCAAATGTAAAAGCTTACACTTATACACTATTTAAAGATGAAAATAGCAGTTATAATATTAAAACCGAATATCATAGTTCGGTAATAAGTAAAGAAAAATTTCCATATAGTTATACCTATAGTTTGAGCTTTTATATATATCTTAATACACAACCGGAAAACACCTCAATTGCATATACAAAAGATACTATATTATTTAATTATGCATATAAACCCGTAATTTATTATAACGGCAAATCACAGAAAATAATAATAAAATCTAGAACAATCAGTAATAGAGGGGATCAATTGGATACAATTTATGAGTTGGCAAATCCTAAGTTTCAAAAATGGCTATTTTTCGTAATAAATTATGATAATAATATAATAGATGTTTTTGTAGATGGTAAGTTAGTAGGATCAAAAGAAAACGTGTCGCCATATTTTAAAGGCGATAACATAACTATTGGCGAAAATGATGGCATTCATGGAAGTATAAAACAAATATATTATTACGATAAAATAAAAACTCCATCAACAATTGAATTGTTATATAATTTATCAAAAAACAACGCAAAAGCATGAAATAAAGATTTAAAAGAAACAATTTAAAGAGAGAATTTAAGAAACATTTAAGACATTAATTTTAAATATTAAATATTAAATAATAAATATTAAATATTAAATTTTTAAATATTAAATTTTAAATATTTGAGTGTTGATTTAAACATTATAATATTTTTATATATAAAATTATAATGAGTGTAGTAAATATAATTATAGTAATAATACTTGTGGTTGTTCTTATATGGGGACTTAGGAATTTGTTTTTCAAAACAAATATAATCTATGATATTATGTGTGATGCAAGATTACCTGCTGAAAGGTATGATAGTGCTAGTGCAAGCTCTTCCTTTTTTTCAAGTAATAAAAATGTAATATTTTCTAAAAATATACCTGAAACAAGTTCGTCTAACTTTATGTTGAGTGTATGGTTTTATATAGAAAATTGGGGAGATAATATATCAAATGAAAAGAATATTTTATTTATGGCAACTCGTGAAAACGCAAGAACAGTCCCAGAGTTACAAGTTGCTTTATCGGGTATTAGCAATAAGGTGACAATCGAATCGTCTGGCAATATATTTAAAAATATAAATATTGCATTAGATAAATATGAAAATAATTTGTTTATTGACATAGAAAGTTATTTAGACAAACCAAACAGTGGAAATAAGACAAACTTTGCAAGATATAAAATCCCTAACATTTCTGTTCAAAAATGGAATAATTTAACATTGAGTATAGATACTCGCACATTTGATGTATATTTAGATGGCAAATTGCGCAATTCATTTATATTACATGGACTATATAAAAACGATGATCCAAGTCAAATTAAAAAAAACATATATATAGGCAATATGCAAATTACAGGAACGGCCGCAAATAATGATGGCTTAAACAGCAGTTTTGAAGGATTTATAACACGTATACGCTATGAAGGAAATGCGATTAATCCACAAGAAGCATATAATATTTATAAGGAAGGTATTAATGCCGGGCTTGCAAGTAGTATGTTTAATAAATATAGATTGAAAGTCAGCTTTTTTGAATATAACAAAGAAAAGGGCACAATCACAATTTAATATTAATAACAATAAAAATTAACAACAATAAAAATTAATAACAATAAAAATTAATAACAATAAAAATTAACAACAATAAAAATTAATAACAATAAAAATTATAATATTAATAACAATAAAAATTAATATTATAATATTATTAATATTATTATAATATAGTAATAAATATGAACCCACCCGAAGGAATTTTGGAAAATATTAAAAAAAATATGTCATCATTAATTCCATATAAAACTGAAAAAAAAAGCATGTTAAACGATTTTGTATCATCAAACACTATGATTTCAAGATTGACCTTTTTATTAGCAATTATAATATTGTTTTCTGCCTTATTTTACATTGGTTGTAAAATTTTATATGTGTTATTGTCTCCATCGCAAACACCATATATTATTAGCGGTATGAAAGACGCAACCGAAGCTTTAACAGTTACACAAGCATTAGGAGCAAAAACATCAATTCCTCTTTTAAGAAGTGCCAACCAATATGAAGGTATTGAATTTACTTATTCATTTTGGATATATGTGAATAATTTAGAATATAAAGACGATATAGATTACATGCATATTTTCAATAAAGGATCGCCGCCAAATTCCACGGGTGAAGGTGGTTCAGGTTTATTTGGTCCCAATAACTGCCCTGGCGTGTATTTATATAAAGGCAAACGAAATTATTCAACCAATTTATTAGAAAAATTTCCAATATTAGGTATGTTAGTAAGAATAAATGTGTTTCATAATAATAATAGTGTTTCAAAAGCATATTATGATGACATATATGTAGACGCAATACCAATTAAAAAATGGGTATACGTTGTTATTAGAGCAACCTCTCAAAATATTGTTGACATATATATAAATGGAAATTTAACAAAACGCCATAAGTTATCAAATATTGTTAAACAAAATTATGATAATTTGTATATTAACTATAATGGTGGATTTTCTGGTAACATATCTGACCTAAAATATTTTAATTATGCTATAGGAACATTCGAGATTAATTCAATTAATTCCAAAGGACCTAATCTTAAAACCAAGAAAGATAGTAATATTAGTAAATCTAAACCTCCATATTTATCTTCACAGTGGTATTTTAATGATACCGATGTATTAACATGAGCACATATATATTATATTTTTGTTTTTATATATTTTTTATTATTATATTATATTATATTTTTAATATTTTATTATTAAAAATTTATTATTAAAAATTTAAGATGTATAGTTTAGTTTTAGTTTTAGTTTAAATTTAACATGTATAGTTTAAAAATATATATATATTATAACTATGACTGAATTGGGTAGTGAAAGAAATAATTATATTATATTAGAAAATTCATTACTTAATAGAGGTAAAAAAGGGTTAACTATACATGCAAATACATCCATTATAACTAAAGAAGACCCTAATACAAATAGCACTAATAGTGATGTTAGTCTTAATGATTATTTTATTCAACAATATTCCGACAAATATAAACATAGAATATTTCTAAGTCAAACAATTATATCCACCGGTTCAAATATACAAAACGTTCATTGTTGTTTTATTACTCAAAATAATATAAAAAATAATATTAAATTCATTCATGATGTAAGTAACACAAATAGAAAAATATTATTTATAAATAATCAAGATATTTCCGATAATTCATATAACTATTTAATTAATAAGACTGAAAGCGAAACCAATCCTGTATTTTATCACTTAAATTATTACTTTAATAGTATAACAAACAATAAAGATTATTTTGGCATAAATATAAAGGATTTTATATACACAGATTTTAGCAACGAAAGAGGAGAGAGATATATAAATAGTAATGTTGATGATGCTAGTACTAGATTTATGATTTCAAATATTACAACAAGTAGATCAACACCATTACCAACATCAAATTCTGGAGCAATAGATTATAAGCCTAGTGATTTTACAACCTTATTTAGCGATAATAAAACAAACGCTACAACTGATGTAAGTATTAACAAATTCAACAAAGATATATCTTATTCGCTACATAGCAATATATATAGTTATAACAAACTCACATTGGATTTTACAAATATAAATAGCTACACATTTAGTTTGTATAATGATGCTAATATATACAATTTATATAGCAATGGTGTTAACACTTTCAACACTTTCATGATTAAAACAAACAATTTTGCTATATTAAACAATATAAAAGCAAATAGCAAAATTTTAGTTAATAAAAACGACATATTTTTTCTTAATGTTAAAACATTGGATATATGTTCTAATTTTTACGCAAATAACAGTGATTATAAAAAAACAACCGATCTAAGTAATACAATATTTTTATCATTAGGAAAACAAATTACAGGTATAACACAATATGACATATATAATAATACTCACATTATACCGAAAAATAAGATAGTTTTCGATATTTCAAAAATAATTTTTAAAAAAAATATTAATTCATCATTAATAACAAGCGCTAATGCAAAATATAATTCGTTAGTTAGTGATGCATCTAATTTATATTTATTAGATTTTACATTTAACAGCTATAATAGTACTAGCAATAATAGATATATTAATAGTAGCGATTATAGTAATAATATTATAAATTACAATAATAATATAAAGTACAATAATACACTATTCAATTATGTTGAATATAAAAACAAAAAAGTATTTGATTTAAGTATTTCAAAAATAATCGATTTTTCATATACTAGCACATATAGCAATAACTTCTATAACAATAATATCAATAATTTATTAACTATAAATAACAAACGCAGCGACTATGCTAGTATTAGTTATGAAGTTTTTAATAATGCTTTGCGGTTTAAAGTTAAAAACATTGATTTTGATAGAAATTATAGACTAAATAACTTACTCGACTTGGCAAGTAACTTATATACATCAACACTTGATTTTGATCTTCGTTTTAATTATGGAGCAACAATAGTTATGACATTGGACATAAATATATTATTAAATAATAATAATTTAGATTTATGCAACAACAATCCTTTTAACGAAATTATAAATTATAGTACATTAAATTTTTACAATTTGCAAGTTATAAATTTAGTTACTACTACGACAGGGAGTGATTTTGAAAATGTAGATTGTATCTTTATATATCATGATCCTGCTACAGAAACCGACCCAAAATTCTTATATCCTAATACCAATATTGAAATTAGAAGAGATCCAACTATTGATACTTTGGAAAAAGCAATAGTTCTATTGCCTGGTGCAAGAACATCTACACAAAATAGCACATTTGTTCCTGCAAAAAATGGATCCAATTTATCAAGAAAAATGATACAAGGTCTAATAGGATTAAATAATATTCCAAAACTATTATCAATTACACCATATGATCCAAATTTTATAAATGGGCGCGGGTTTATTGATCAATATCAAGTAGAAGACGATTGCAAGAATTACCAGGATCTAGTATATGCTAAAATAAACGCTAACAAACATTATTCCGCAAAAGATAATGCTACAACTACAACAAATAGCCTTAGAAATATAAATTTTGCAAATGTTGTAAGAAGCAGTGCACGAAATAGGCTATCTCAATCTTGCATTGCTAATTTGAGAGAAAACGCAGTAACTAGACAAAATATAATTCTAAATTCTCCTGTAGTTACACCGTTTAAATTGTTTGTTAAAAAATAAGAAATAGCCTTATCTTAATCCTTAATCCTTAATCCTTAATCCTTAATTTTAAAAATTGAAATTATTCTATTATTTAAAAAATATAGAAATAATATTAATAATATTAATAATACAACATGGATAAACAGAATGTGGATAAACAGAATGTGGATAAACAGAATGTGGATAAACAGAATGCGGATAAACAGAATGCGGATAAACAGAATGTAGAAAAATATAAATCTTTCAGATTGTATGATTATAATGTTTATGATGGACACAATAAATTGACTAATGTACAAATTAATCCATATAAAGACAACAAGAAATTCATAATTCAAGCATTTGGCATTAATGAAACGCATAAGACTGCATCAATTATTATTGAAAACTTTTATCCGTTTTTCTACATTCTGGTAAATGATGAATGGAATGACCAGCGAACTAATTTGTTTTTGGCTCATTTGAAAAAAAAAGTTGGCAATTATTACGAAGATAGTATTGTAAGTTTGAAGCTCGTAAAGCGGCAAAAATTATATGGTTTTGATAATAAAAAACTGCACACTTTTATAAAAATATCATTTGTAAACAGTGCAATATATAATAAAGTAAAGAAACTATTTTATGTTGACACAACCACAAAGGAAAATGGTTTTGATAGATCATTAAATGATGATGGTTATGTATATAAAGACGAACAAGGAATTACAAATTGTTATTTGTATGAAGCAGACATTCCGCCATTATTAAAATTCTTTCATAGCAAAGAAATCATTCCAAGTGGATGGATTAAAATGGCATCACATAAAGTTAAGAAAATAGCAAACAAAACAACACATTGTGCGTATGAATATTGTATAAGTCATGAAGATATTATTTCGTATAAAGAAAAAGAAACAGTAGTAAAATATAACATATGTAGTTTTGATATTGAAGCAAGTAGCAGTCATGGCGATTTTCCTCTTCCAATTAAAAACTATAAAAAGTTAGCTACAAATATACTTGAAAATTATTATTCGCATTGTGAAGACTTTAAAGCTAATTATGATATTAGCATGTTAAAGCATGAAATATTGAGTGCTTTCGATCTAAGTGCCAATAAATTAAGCTATATTGCTAAAGTTTATCCGAAAGAGAAGAATTTGAGCGCTTTAAATTTTGAAAATTTGATTGAAAATTTGGCAAATTATATTCCGGCAAATTTTAAGAAAAAATGCACTAATGGAATAATAGAAATAAGCGAGTCGGAAGACGACGAAGAAGATGAAGGCGACGACGATGATGACGACGCCGACGGCGACACTAATGAAGCTAACAAAGACATTGAAGTTGCTACTAATTTTAAGCGTAAAAAGAGGGTAAAGGCTTACAATAAGAAAAACGCCACATTAATTGAGTTAATTAAAGATAATAGTTGCGAATATAATACAAAATTATATGAGTTAACGGAAGCATTTAAAAATACAGGGTTTCCGGATCTAGAAGGCGATATTGTCACGTTTATTGGATTAAGTTTTATTAATTATAGCGAGACGCAACCATATAAACGCGTAATAATTGTAAAAGGTGGTTGCAAAATTCCCGAAAAATACTTGTCATGGGTACAAGAAAACAATGTCATTGTTTTAGAGCGACAAACAGAGAAAGACGTATTATTAACCTTTACAAAAATTATAATTAATGATAATCCGCATATTATTACGGGTTATAATATTACTGGGTTTGATTTCGAATTCATGTATAAGCGATCTCTTGAATTAAATTGCGCAAAAGAATTTCTCAAGTTATCGCGCAATAAAGATGAGGTTTGTTGTTCAAAGGATTGGCGCACTGGATTAGAAGACATTGAAACTAACAAAATCATTTTAGCAAGTGGCGAATACAATTTAAAATTTATAAAAATGCCGGGCCGTATTATTATTGATATGTATGTGATTTTCAGGAAAGAATTTACATTAAGTTCCAATAAATTAGACTTTACGTCGTCCTATTTTATAAGTGACAACGTAACAAGTATAGAAGTTAATAACGAGGCAAATACTACAAAAGTTAATACTAAAAATTTAACAGGACTATCTGTTGGTAGTTATATTAAGTTTGACGAGCAAGGATTTAGCTCCAATTTATATAAAAAGGGGAAAAAATACGAAATTATTGAGTTAAACAAAGAGGACCGTTGGTTTGTGATTAACAGTGCTGAAGAGCTGGATTTAGCAAATTACAAGTATAAATGGGGTTTAGCAAAGGACGACGTAACACCCCAAGAAATCTTCTCCTTGGCTAATGGGTCGGATTACGATAGATGGACTGTTGGCAAATATTGTTTAGCGGATTGTGATAATGTTATTTGGTTATTATTAAAAGTTGACGTTATTACAGACAAAGTAGAAATGTCAAATTTGTGCAATGTTCCGCTAAGTTTCTTATTATTGCGCGGGCAAGGTATTAAATTGCAAAGTTATGTTTCTAAAAAATGCGGCGAAAAGAATACGCTTATGCCTGTTGTTAAAAAGCAAAAAAATGGCGGAGGGTATGAGGGAGCTCATGTTTTCAAGCCCAAAACGGGTATTTATTTAGATGAACCGGTTGCGTGTGTTGATTACAGTTCGCTATATCCGTCGTCTATTATTTCCGAAAACTTGTCGCATGACAGTAAAGTGTGGACAAAAGAATATGATTTAGAGCATAATTTAATAGGCGAGCAAGGCGAAAAAGATGTGCATGGAAACTTTATATATGACAATTTATTTGATAATGGTTATACTTATGTTGATGTAAAGTATGATACTTATAAATATGTAAGGTTAACGCCTAAAGCAGCCGCAAAGAAAATTATTATTGGCTATAAGATTTGCAGATTTGCGCAATTTAGCGATGGTAAAGCAATCATGCCCGCAATTTTAGAAGATTTACTTTCGGCTCGCAAAGCAACACGAAAGCTTATAACATTGGAAAACGACGATTTTATGAAAAATATTTTGGATAAGCGTCAATTAAGTATTAAAGTAACTGCTAATTCGTTATATGGTCAAATGGGTGCAATAACAAGCGCCTTTTATGAGCCAGACGTTGCAGCGTCTACTACCGCTATTGGGCGCAAATTACTATTTTATGGGCGTTCAATTATTGAAGAATGTTATGACGACATTAATGTCACGGTTAGCGATGGGACAATTGTAAAAGTGAAGGCGCAATGTGTTTATGGTGACACCGACTCCGTATTCTTTAAATTCAACTTGCGTAATCCTGAGACGCTTGAGAAAATTGTAAATAAAGAAGCGCTAATTTATACCATTGAGCTAGCAAAGCAGGCAGGTGAGTTGGCAAGTAAATTCTTAAAAGCACCTCACGATTTAGAATATGAAAAAACATTTTATCCGTGGATTTTGTTATCAAAAAAGCGTTATGTAGGTATTTTATATGAAGACAATCCGGATAAAGGAAAAATGAAATATATGGGTATTGTATTAAAGCGGCGAGATAATGCCCCCATTGTAAAAGATATTTATGGAAATATTGTTAATATTATTATGACAGAAAGAAGCATTACTAAATCAATAAAGTTTTTGAATGAATGTCTTGGTAAATTAATAAATTGCGAATATCCGATTGAAAAATTATTAGTAACTAAGTCATTGCGTGGGTATTATAAAAACCCAAAGCAAATTGCGCATAAAGTATTAGCAGAGCGTATTGGATTGCGTGACAGCGGCAACAAACCGTCTAGTGGAGATAGGATGTATTATGCGTATATTGTGCATAGTAATAAAAAGGCTTTGCAAGGTGAAAAAATAGAGACCCCTGATTATATTAAGGCTAATAAATTAGAGCTAGACTATAGCCATTATATTAGTAATCAAATTATGAAACCCTTATTACAGTTATATGCCTTGGATTTAGAAAATATGAATGCATTTAAAATGAAGCGAGGAGCTACATTACAATCATGGCATAATGAGTTAGCAAAATTGCGCGAAAAATGGACTGATCCCGAAAAATATGAGAAAAAATTAGAAGAATTAAAATGTAAAGAAATTAAAAGTTTGTTGTTTGATAAATATTTGAAAGATTGTAAATAAGTCTTTATATTGTTTTGTTATATTATTTAGTTTGTTTTATTGTTTTGTTTTATTGTTTATAAAATATATTAATATAGTGTTATATTAATATATATTTTTTTATATAACTATGGTAAATAATATAACACATAAAAATCTAACACATTTTTCACATAAATTTAATATAAAGAAAACAAATAAAGTGTTAAGAAATGTAAATACAAAGTCCGACTTTAAAAAATTAATATTGAAAAGTGATTATATACAAAATAAAAAACAAGTATTTAACAAAATCATTGATGTAAATGCTAATGTAACAAATCAAAAAAATAGTGGTAGATGTTGGTTATTTGCGTTTTTAAATATTATTCGTTATAAAATGATTAAAAAGTATAAGTTACAACCTAGCTTTGAGCTTTCGCAAAATTTCTTATTTTTTTATGATAAATTAGAAAAAGCGAATTATTATTTAAATTATATTTTAGAAAGTTATAGCACTAGTTTAGAAACATTAGAAACCGAAACAGAATTAGTAAAATTAATACACATGTTAGACAGATTAACAGATGATGGTGGTCAGTGGAATGTGTTTGTAAATTTAATTGAAAAATATGGCATAGTACCAAAATCAAATATGAATGATCATTTTCATAGCACTAATTCCAAAGAATTAGAACAATTTTATGATGACTTTTTACGAAAATGCGGCCATAAAATTAGAACTATGTCAAAAACTGAAATTGCCAAAAATAAAGATCGTATATTGCAAGAAATGTTATTTGATTGCTATAAAATTTTGGTGTTGTTTTTGGGTGAGCCGCCTAGTAAAATAACATGGGAATATTATGAAACAAGTGATAACAATAAATCATTAAAAGCGCAAAAAATCGCCGATGTAAGTCCGTTAGACTTTTATAAAAAACATGTTCCATATAAAGCACGAGACAAAATATGTTTAATAAATTATCCGTGTAAATATACTCCATTTTATAAATTATATAATGTTGAAATGGCATTCAATATATTAGGTGCTAGTGAGCAAAATTTTATTAATGTTCCTAGCAATATAATGATAGATGCCGTTAAAACATCAATTAATAATGAAGAAGGTGTATGGGTCGGGGTCGATATTAAAAAATATGCTTCACACGACCACGGATTTTTAGATAAAGAAGGATTTGACTATGAAGATGTTTTTGGTTTTGACAATTATATGAAAAAATGTGATGCGCTAAATTATAGGCAGTCTGGTCCAGTTCATGCAGTGGTTATAAAAGGCTACAATTTTGATCATTCAAAAACAAACGGATTTTTAGTTGAAAATTCTTGGGGAGATGAAAAGGGTTTTAAAGGAAATTATTATATGTCAAAATCATGGTTTGAAGACTATACGTATCAAATTGTTGTAGATAAAAAGTGCGTGTCGCAAACTATATTAAACGTATTAAAACAAAAACCTATAATATTACCTTATTGGAGCGCGTTTGGTGCTTTATTAAAAGGCGGACGCTAATGTTAATTTTTATATTATATTAGTATATTATTAGTATATTATTAGTATATTATATTAGTATATTATATTATTATATTATTATATTATTATAAATAATATAATAATGAGTGCTAAATTTAATTTTGAGTTATGGCTTGAGACAGCTAATAATAATTTGGGATTATTTAGATTATTTAATGACAAAAAAAGTAAAGAAATGGTAAAAAGCGTTGAGAAAAGAATTACAAAACTAAAAAAAATAATGGCTACTGTGGAACATGAAATAGAATTTGAAACAGATTATTCTCGTCACCTTAGTCTACATGATAGACGTAGCATAACAGACGATATTTGGACAAGATATTGGCACACTAATAAGAACTTTCATCGGGCAGCAGAAGAGAGAGAGGCAGTATATATTGAAACCGCATTACAAGAAAATAACTTTTTGTGTTTAATAAGTCTCACTATTATGACAGATCCGGTGTATTTGAACCTGCCGGATGTGCCTTCAAAAACAATTAATTATGAAAAATCGGAAATTAGCAAATGGGTTAGAGAAAACAATACTGACCCTATAACAAGACATGCAGTTACTATGGATGATTATCTTCCTAATGAAGAGCTTAAAACGCGAATTACCAATGCTTCAAAATATATAGATTATTATAATAGTAAACGAGAGATTAAAGCACACTTTACTCAGTGGTATGAAAGTTTAGGTTTAGCCGCAGGAAGAAGAAAAGGCAAACTAACAAAAAGAAGAAAAGGCAAAAAAAGCAAAAAGTCTAAAAAGAATTATATTAAAAGACGTAGCTTATAATATTTTATTTTATATTTTATTTTATATTTTATTTAATATTTTATAATATATTTTATAATATATTAAATAAAATATATAAAACTTACTTGAGTAATAAGCTAATAAAGTAGTGAAGCTTATAATGAATACTTTAACAAATGCAATTAATATTCTTAGCCTTAATATAAATAATGTTAATGAAGAATGTATGATATG